CCCTTCCGCAGGAATGTTAACACGGAGCATGAAGCTCCCGCCAAGGAGATAAAAGGTGCCACCATCCGCGTCAAGGCGGATGACTACAAGGGCAGGTGGTCCTACGAGCTTGCTCAAGAGACACAGCAACACATCGCATACAACGATCTCTATGAACAGACCATCGCAGGTTCGGTCATCAGCACCGAAGTGGACGACCTGTTCGCACAGGGATGGGCACTCCAAGGCGAGAACCCCGACGACGTGGCCAAGGTCCGCGAGTACCTCACGGCCGTCGGCTTCGAGATCGAGGTCAAGAAGATGGCCACCGAGAGCAAGGTCTACGGTTTCGGTCTCGCGGAGGTCGGGAAGTTCGGAAGCAGGCACGGCCTCGTCGCTCATTCATCGTTCAACATCTACCCTGTATTCGACGATGACGGCTGGCTCGAGGGCTTCAAGCAGATGGGCAAGGAGAACGCGGTCCTGACGGAATGGTCCAAATACGAGGTCATCAGCCTTGCGCTGAAGCCATACGCAGGAACGCCCGAGACGGGACGTTCGGAGCTCGCACAATCATACAAGGCGATAGCGGATTACGAGAACATCAGAGAGGCCAACACCGCCATGATACTCCGCATGGGCTATCCCTCCTACGACATAACGTTCGACGGGGACGACGGCATCGTACCCGCCGATCTGCTGGAGGGAGAGGTCGCTGACCTCGGACCGGGGTCCGCCATCGCCAATGCACTCGGAGCGAAGATCTCCACACTCAACTCACAGGGCGTGACGCAGGTCAGCACATACGCGGAGACCGCCCTGCAGGGCGTTGCGGTGGCCATGCAGGTCCCCCGTTCGATGGTGGGCCTGTCCGATAATTCGGAGGCCACCGCCAAGGTCACGACGGCCAAATACTACAACAGGGTCAGCGCGGAGCAGTTGATCGTTGCGCAGACCATACAGTCCAAGTATCTGGACAGGTACGTACTCCCCGACCTCGGCATGAAGGCAGGGACCGTACAGCTTATCTTCAATTCCCCCGACCCCGATGCCCAACTCAAGAAGGCCCAACTGCTGCAGATCCTTACGTCCCTTGACCCCACGGACCCCGAGTTCCTGCTTTCAGTGGAGGAGATGGCGGAGTTATGGGGGAAGCACCCCAAGCCCGGGGAGTATGACAGCACCAAGATCAAAGACGAGATCATGGATGGGATGATGCACCACATAGCGGAGGCCCTCGGTAATAGTCATGTTATCCCATCCGACGAGCCATCCGAGGGCTCCGACCCCAAGGAGGGAGTGCAGTGAGATCCCCCGTCAACCGCAGGGACCCTTCAGGGACCCGCAAGCTCGAAAGACAGGAGATAGAGCGTCAGCGCGACATCATCAGACGCTACAACGAGGTAATGGCCGACGTAGCCACGGGGGACCGCCCCGATAAGGCCGAAGTCCTCGAGAGATTATCAGCATACCTCAAGGACGACCTCGAGGCATCATCGGAGGATTGGATGCGCAACGCGGCGGAGACCACCGTGAGAGTGAGCGACCGCGTACTCAACAATCTCCACACAGGTATCACGCTCGGTCCGTCGGTCCAAGTACCCGCAGAGGAGGTGCAGATGCTCAAGGCCAACATCATCAGCAACGTGCGTTCGATCGGAGACGATCTGCTGAAGGATGTCACACGCATAACGGCAGAGGGCTATCAGAAGGGCCTCGGCGCAGACGCGGTCGCAAGGGAGATCAGGAAAGCGGGCGACAGGCAGGTTTCGCACGCGGAGACGATCGTCAGGACCGAGACCATGCGTGTATGCGACGTGGTCGCGAAGGCACGCTACAAGCAGGCAGGATGCGACGGTTATATGTCGTACCCCACGGACGACGACAGGACCTGTCCGCAGTGCATCAGCAAGGCCACCGGGGGAAGCGGGGTCACGCTGAAGGTCTACGGCCTCGACGAGCCCATGGCACTCCCGTGGCACCCCAACTGCAGATGCTGTCGCATCCCCCACTTCGCAGATCAGGAGGCCATCGAGATATGACCAGACATAAGGCTTATTTCAACCAGACCGAGCAGTTGAGTTCATACGAAGAGAAGGACGGCGGGCTCCTCATCCATGACGTCATCATCATGGCCGCAGGGGCTTGGACCGATATGCACGGCATAGACACCGTGTTCACAGAAGAGGTGCTCCAGAGGTGCGCATCCCAATGGGCGGATAACGCAGTATGGACCAGACATTCAGG